AGGTGCTTAATGGTTACTGGTTTGCTGGCATAGGCCCGTGCAGACGCCTCGGTAACTCGCAGTGCATCCGGCTCTCGGTGGTCTACGCCAATGTAGTAGGCAAATTTAGACATACGAACAAGATACTATTCCTATTGTCCATATGCAACTTTTTAATTAGGATCGTGGTAGGATGCCTTGGCGGCGCAGCTCTTCGATCAATTCGGGACGGGCAGGCTGCCGAGTTTCTTGAATCAATACTTCCGGTGCCCCACGGCCTTTCAAGTCTTTGATTGCCCGCTCACGAACCGCAGACAAGTTGATGTTGACCCGGCTGGCCCAAGGCTTGCCTTCGTTTTCCCTATTGATTTCAGCGACCCGTTCACGGAACTGAAGCAAGGCTTCAGCGGTTTTTGCGGTGTCGTTTGCATTGCGGGCTTCGAAGATGCGGAGTTGGATGCGGGCTAGTTCCTTGTGGACTTTCTCGGTCGCGCTCTGCATCTGCGTATTGAGTTCTTGCTGACGGCCAATTCGTTCGCGGATATTAACAAATTCCGGGGGAGGCAGACCAATGGCTTGACGAATGCTGGCAGATGCAACGCCTTCCTTACGGACGTCTTCGGGGGTAATGGTGCGTGTACCACGGCGAGACCACTGTTCTTCGGCCATAGCGAGCTGGGCGCCCTTCACCACATTACCAACCGCACGGGGTAACATGGTTGCAGCCAGACCCCAGTAATCGCCATTGGCATAGTATTGACCAGCCAGCGGGAACTTCTCGATCAGGCCGCCGACAGGACCAAACAGCGAGAGCGTCGAGGCAGACAGCAGTTCTTCGGCAGGCATTGGATCAATGGCCAACCGCTTTTGCAGGCTGACGTAGCCATAGGCGTGGGGCAAACCGTTGTTGATAATGGAAGCAAAGCGATTGCCGTCCAGCATCTTTTCGATTTCGACTTTGAAGTTGACGGGGGTGCCCCAAACAAACTTGATGAGGCGTTCGGTGATTTCACGCAGACTGTCAGCGAAGGGTAGTGCCCAGATACCTGCGAAGGTGATGAGAGGTGCAAGGAGACCAGCCAGCATTACCGCACCAGCTTTGGCCAGAACCGGATCACCTTTGGCAATACCGCGCACCAGCATGGAACCATGGCGAGCATACATCTCAACCATCTTGAGCGGGAAGGACATGAACTGGGTGGCAACTTCGGCAGCAGGCGTGAAGCGTTGGATGAGTGCCCGGTCTTCCTTCGAAGTGATGAACTGCGTGTCGAACACTACACCAGCAGCGTAGTCATAGGGATTACTGTAGGAGGTGTTGTCAATACGGTTGGCGGTCTGCATTGCAGAGGGGTTGGCCTTGGCCATCCGGTAGGCAGCAATGAAGGTCGAGACGCGGTTGAACTCTTCAGCGGCCTGCATAAATCTACCGGAGAAGTCAGCCAGCTTGTTGATGCCGTTGGCAACCGCAGAAGCGTTTTTGATGCCGAGGGTACGCAGCGAATCGACAGAGACTTGGCCCCGGCTTTCGTTGGTGTAGATCGGCGTGAAGATGCCTTGGTTGCGAGCCTGAGTTAGAGCGTCGACTTCATCTTTGGAAAGGATTTTCTTTTTGATGATGGCGTCGGTGTAGCCCAAGTCGCGGCCAAACAGCTTGCCAACTTCCAAAGTACCAAGGCTGGTAGCAAGAGAGGAGCCATAGTATTTGGAAGCTTCGGCACCACCATCGCGCAACAACCGGGGATAGGCGACGAACGGACCCTGTGTCATATTGATAAGGGCGGTATCGATGGCGGCACCCAGGTACATGAAGAAGGCCAAAGCCCGTGCAGTACCAAACGCTTCCGAGGGAACAGTGGAATAGTTGAGGAGGTCGTTCCAGTAGGCGCGGTCATTCGGAGTAAGTGGGGCAACAGCCTTGGCAAAGTCATCGCGGATATATTCACGAGCCTGGATTTTAGCAGCCGACAAGAAGTACTTGGGCAGGATGTCCATGATGTACTCGGCAGCATTGTCAGGGGTAACAGCGCGCAGGATGTCTTTGTTGGGCCTAAAGATTTGATCCATCTTGGCTTTGTTGATTTCGGCTGACATGCGTTCGATGATGCGCTTGCCTTCCGAAGTACTGACCCGACTAAGCTCTTGCAGGTATTGGGCGATGAAGTCACCATCCTTGCGGACCTGTTGTGCACGAGCGTCGTTCTCAGCTTGCATGCCCCTGTCCATAATGACGAACTGATCGGGGTCGCTGAACTCTTGGCGCAAATAGTTGATGGCCCGCGCTTCAGGGTCTTGGAATCCAAGAAAACTTTGCCGCTTATTCAGAGGATTGTAGAAGTAGATGCGGACCAAATCCTTTTCACCGCCCGGCAACTTCCTGTAGGCTGCAACGAAGTGTGTGCCCAAACTGACTTGAGGAAAGAAGAACTTATCACGGAGCTGGTTGTAGGTTTGGATTTCACGGAAGCCAATGGGCGAAGCATCTTGCAGAACTTGCGGGTCCATGTCCGTGATTAAACGGGTGCCCTTCTGCTGTTGAAATGCTTCAAGACGCGCACGGTCTTCTGGCGTTTTAGCATTCTTTGGATCATAGTACTCTCTGACATAGGAGTCAATAAAATAATCATAAGCGCGTTGGCCGGTCTTGAAGAGCGATTCCATTGCGGCGTATTCTTCAGGCGTGAACGCATCCCGGTTCGGCATCTGCTGGCGGCTACGAGCTTCCTGCATAGCTAATGCGATCTTGGAACGGGACTCCTCCGACAACTGAGCAGCGGGTTCCATCAGTTGAGAGAACTCAGTGGTGGCTTCTTGGCTGCGAGTGTAGAGTCGCTTTATCGCGTCGGCAACGGCCTTGAAGATTGGTTTCACCTTGGCCAATGTCATGATAGGCGACGACAGATACTTCATAATGGGGTTAGTGATGCTGTCCTTGTATTGCCGTTCAAGGAGTTGCTTGCCCTGTTCAGCGGATACAAGTTCAGGACCTTCCATCAAAGTGCTTTCGGCAGACTTCGAAGTGGGAGGAGGCGGTGCAGGAGCAGCCTGTTGAGTTGGTGTAGTGGGGCGTGCAGCCGGGGGAGGAACAGCATTAGTAGCCGGAGTCGGAGCTACTTGGGGAGCACGTGCATTGATGAAGCTGTTGATGACTTCGGGTTGAGCTTCCGGTGCAGCCTTGCTAAGTTCCTGGGCGAAGCGTGTCAACTCGGGCCGTGTGAAGGGGCGCTTGCGGATTGCTGCGATATTGCGGGCTTGCGTTACGAAGGGGCTGTTAGCTTGGGGTCCAGCCGTCAGAGAGTAGCCTTGCCACAAAGCAGCCTCATCACGGGGTTCAACCGTAGGTTGTATCGGCTGGGCACCAACTTGCTGCATGATAGGAGCATCGAGGGTACCAGCTTCTTTCCGTTCTGTGAAAGCTTGGATTGCCTGTTGCTCTTCAGCGCGAGTAGGTTGCGGAGCCGGTGGTGCCTGAGTGGAGATGGCGTAAGTTTTGGGTGAGGTTTTGATTAGGTAGCCAGCGTCGGCAAGCGCATTGAGTTCGTCGGTGATTGACTTGAGTTCGGTCTTGGAGGGGCGACCAGGGTCAATGTCACGGGAACTCAGGGCAGCGCGAGCTACGTTATTGGCTGTGAAGGAATTGAGATTGATGTCGCCGTAACCAGCAGCCGTTGCCATGTTGCCCAGAAGTTGGGAGGCTTGCACTTGGCGGTTGACGGGCATCTGAGTTTCGACGTCAGGCTGGGGAGCAGGTACGCCCAAGAACTCATTGACGGCTTGTTGGCGGGTGGCGTTTACGGTCTTTTGCCAATCTGCTACCCGAGCTGCGTTGACGAATTGAGTGGCAGCTTCAGGGGTAGGCATTGTGACAGGCGGCGTGAACTGCGGATTCTCTGCTAAGAAGGTTTCCGTTTCAGCAGGAGATACGAAGGGGCGCGGACGTTCCGGCAAAGTCAGTGGAGGAGGCGGTTTATATGCGGGGGCCTCGGCCTCTGGAGCAGCAGCAGCAGGAGCTTGAGCTTCACCTGTGGGTTGAGCGGCACTGCTGGGGGCACCTTCGACTGGAGCAGCGGGTTGGGCAGCACGTTGTTCGAAACCGGCAGGGGCAGTTAGTTCTGGTAGGGGAGGGGGAGCAGGACGGGCACCAAAGGCAGCACGAGTAACACCGCCCATGATACCGCCACCAACTGCACCGCCAACTCCCGCCTGCAAGTATTCACGTTCAGCTTCTTCGCCAGTGATGGGGAGACCCGCTTGCAACCGCTCAATAGCTGTTTGGCCGACTTCGACGGCAGCTTCAGAGGGAGCACCAACGGCAGTACCTCTTAGGAAGCGTTGACCCAGAGTGCCAGCGGCCTCGGTAACGGGTTTGCGAAGGAGCCGAGAAGCACCCAAGGTAAGAACGTCGGCAGCACTTTCGAGAGCGGCTTGGGGAACAGCGGCAATAGCGGCAGCACCGGGACTCGGGATGCGTTCTATTTGACGGGGAGTTACGCCTTGCTCTTTGGCCGCTTCTTGGATTTGCCGTTCGACGTCGGAACCCACCATGAAAGGATAGGCAGCAGCAGCACCACCAACTAAGCCGCCGATGATAGCACCGCGACCACCACCTATCTGACGGCCCTTTCGAGCACCGGCTAGGGCACCACCGATACCAGCGGCAGATTGGGGAGCAGAGCCTGCAACAATTTCAGTGGCACCTCGGATAGCTTCGCCTGGGCCTTTGGCTTCCATGATGTCGGTGCGAAGTTGGGACGGGAACTCAGCTTCAGCTTCTACTGCATTTCGCAGGCGCCCTTCCCTACCGAATTGACGAAGGCTTTCTAGGTTGGTGATCTGACCCAGGTTTTCAGCCGCGCCATAGAGAGCACCTTGAGCCTGATCGATAGCACTAGCAATACCTGCCGTAGCAGACCTGCCAACACCTACCCGAGACTCACGCCATTTCTGAAACTCGTCGGGGAACTCCGCTTGGAAGTATTGACGCGCCCGTGCCTTAACTTCATTGTCCCTCCCCTCCGGCCCTTCCATTTCGACGATGACACCATTGGGAAGCGGAACTCGATATAAAGGCATTATTCAATCCCACCAAGATTGCGGACATCTTGACGAGGTTGCTGTTCACCACCCGCAGGTGCGTTAGCTAGACTTGGAAGCAATAGACGCGCACGTTCTTCAATCAAAGCTGCACGTTCTGCTTCAGGCCGTTGCCCAAACATCTGGTCTTCGCGTTGAAGTTGGGCAGCAGCGGCTTGCCTTGCTCTTAGCATCAGAGCTTCTTGACGCATAGCAGTTGCATCCATGGTTGCCCGCGCAGTATTCAGGCCAATTCTGGAACGCAACTCAGCAGCTTGGGCGCGACGCAGTTCCCGCATTTCAGGATCGTTGAGTTCCGCCTCCCGAAGACGAGCTTGCTCACGGCGATACAGGTCTTCAATTTCGGTGGCTGCCGCTTGACGGAGGTCTTGATTACGCTGCCGCTCTGCATCACTCTGGGCTTTCAAACCTTCGCCGAGCATCGTGAAGAAGTTGGGACTACGAGAAGCAAGCATGCCTGCACCCAGATCACCAACCCGTTGAAGCGGACCCCCTTCGATGTTAGCAGTCATGCGTTCACGGAGTCGGTCGAGCAAAGAAGGTTGAGCAGTGCTTGCACCGCCCGTAGGTTGTTCAGCCGCAGCCGGTTGTGTTTGTGCTGGAGCGCCCATTCCTGTACGACCGGGAGGAGAAGTCGAGGCTGCGCCCTGCGTTACCGGAGCGGTAGTTGTGCTAGAAGCTGGCGCGCCAGCAGGTTGAGCAGGTTGAGCAGGTGTCTGACCCCGCAGATAATCCAGCATTGGACCACCGCCGTAGGCTCCACCTAAACCAGCGCCACCAAGAGCCAACAAATTACGGAGAACAGTTAGGTAGGACATGCTTTCAATCCTATGTTATTTCAACCAGCTCCAAATTGCATTAGCACCCTCAATAACTTTGGGAGCTGCTGCAACGGTGCCGAGGACAGAGCCTAGAACATTTGGACCAGGGGATGCAGATGTGCCGACCGAACCGATGCCGAGCGTTGTAGAGCCAAGACCCAGTGCCCCGCGCAAAGCTTCCATGCCACGCAACGGATAGTCACGCTGCTCTTCAAATTCTTTGCGGAGAACATCGAGGCGAGCTTGATCGAGGGCCTGTTGTGCTGTACCAATCTGTAGCATCGGCGTAAATTCAGTAGCAAGGCGACCGGCAGTTTGTTGCATACCCGTACCAAGTTGCGATTGCATGCCTGCGTAGAGTGCCGGGATATTGGCTTGGTCTTTGCGGAACTGTTCGATAGCTTGGTTGTATGCTTTGGCACGTTCAGCTGCGGTGAGTTCGCCGATGTTTCGTTGGGTACCGCGTTCCAATTCGGACTCAGCTATGGCTTGGCGAGAACCCCCGAAGGAGCCTGTGCGTGCAGACTGTTGGCCGAGCCGGAGGCGTTCATTAGCAGCGCGTTCTTGGATGGCACGGATAGCAGGGTCGAGTACTTCTTGAGTATAGGGCGACATATACGCTGAGAGATTTGCTTCGGGCAAAGTTTTTGCCAGAGCTTGGGAAGCGTTTAGGCCTCGTTCAAGAATGGGATTGATGAAGTTGGCAAGGCCGCCTGTAGATTGTGCGATGTCTCGGACATTGCCGAATGCGGTTTGCGTATCTTGAGAGAAGGGTGCTACACGAGGAATTGCTTGGCCCGTTGCCGTCTTGTATTCAGCATAGGGTTCCGCAGCAAAAGCTTGAGCACGTGCCAACAAATCTTTGCGGGCAGCTTCCACATCGGCAGGAACGGTGGGTGTCTGGGAGGTAGTAGTGGTTTGTTTACCAAGGCCCAGAAGGTCTTCAATCCAGCCCATCAGCCGAGGCTCCTTTTTAGAATGTCACCAATTGGCAGCGGACCCGCTTGACGAGAAGTGCCAGTTTTGTTTTCACGGATTTGACGAACCAGATCATAGAGGCGCTTCGAGCCTGCGTTGGTGGAACCGTCACCCATCATTGAGACTACATCGGCGGGAATGACGAACTCACCATCTGAAAGGGCAGCAGCGCGTTTGCCGTCAATGGTAGTCGGAATCAAATCGTCTAGGCCACCGCCAGGACCGCGAGCAATCTTGCCACCGCCTAGCAGAGGAATGACGCCGCCTTGTGCAAAACCTACGAGACCGCCCTGATAATAGCCACCGTCTCCACCACCGTCTCCACCACCGTCTCCACCAGCATCGCCGCCGCCTTCGCCACCTGAGTCGTCACCGCCAGGACCTTCCCCTTCGCCAGGACCATCATCACCGGGGCCAGGATCGCCCTTAGAACCACCGCCAGTGGACTCTCCTTTACCGCCACCGCCAGGACCTTCGGTTTCGCCGGGATCAGATTTTTGTCCACCTTCAGTACCGGCTTCTTTACCTTCGACGCCAACAGGACCTTCAACGCCAAGAGCAGTACCAATTTCATTCATGGCAAGGTCAAGACTTAGAGCTTTGTCCAAACCAAGTTCGTTAGATATTGTTTCTGCAAGGGCGCGGCCAATGGTGTTGATGGCGAGGTTACCAATGGCAGGACCGATAGGACCCGTGATCGCACCCAATGCAAGAGAAGCAATTGCATTTTGAACAGCAGGCTCATTTACGAAGTCAACAAAGTCTACAGCAATATTGCCAGTGCCCGGTTGACCAGAGGGGCCAGGAGCAGCATCATTTTGACCAACACCACCCTGATAATATTCTTGGAGGGCGCTAAGAACTTTGCTGTTATAAGCTGTCTTGTCTGTTTCGGAGGCGCCTGAGAGCATGTCACGAGCAAGTTCTTCAGGAGATTTGGTGGCGGCTTGTTGTGACCAGTAGTCTAAGCCACCCTCATCTGCGGGCCTGCCAAAAAGATTTTGATAGAGGTCGCGAACTTCCTGACGGTTTTCATATTCGGCGCGGTCTGCTGCACTGGCTCCAGACAGGATATCACGACGAAGTTCTTCATCGGATTTAATAGCTGCTTGCTGCGCCCAATAGTTGAGACCTTCAGTATCGGCTGCCCTGTTGAAGAGCTGTTCGTAGAGGTCGCGGACTTCTTGGCGATTCTGAACAGAGGTAATGTCTTGCCCTTGAGCACCGCTTCTGATATCGCGAGCCAGTTCTTCGGGAGTCTTGGTAGCTGCTTGGCCAAGCCAGTATTGAAGGCCCGCCTGATCTTCGGCAGAAGTTCCAAGGGTACGACCCAGCTCATTACTATAAATCGAGTTGATTAGAGTACGCAGAGCCTCGTTACCAGTATCGGTAGTTCCACCACCAGTACCACCAGTTCCACCGCCAGTTGAGCCGCCACCTGCATTAGTGCCTCCTGTTCCGCCCGTTCCACCAGTTGAGCCAGTGCCACCTCCGGTACCACCTCCGCCTTCTGTACCAGTACCACCACCGGAACTTGTACCGCCTGTGCCAGTACCTCCGCTGCCGCCTCCTGTACCTCCAGTGCCACCTTCAGTACCGCCTGTGCCGCCAGTTCCAGTTCCAGTTCCAGTTCCAGTACCTGTGCCCCCAGTGCCTCCAGTTCCAGTTGTTGTGCCAGTTGTGCCAGTTCCAGGTAAACCTTCTAGACCACCTGTTTCAGTTGTTCCTGTACCGCCACTCCCAATTACGGTTGTAGTTCCGCTGCCAGTAGTTCCAGTTCCAGTTCCAGTACCTGTTCCAGTACCTGTTGTACCAGTAGTTGTACCTGTAGAACCTGTTGTACCTGTAGAACCTTGCGTTAGCGTGGTTGAGCCGGATGTAGTAGTGGAGCCAATGTTGGTAAGGCCGCCAGTTGTTGTACCTGTAGAACCTGTAGAACCTGTAGTGCCAGTAGTAGCTGTAGAACCTGTAGAACCTGTAGAACCTGTAGTGGCTGTTGTACCTGTAGTGCCAGTAGTGCCAGTAGTTGTACCTGTTGTACCTTGCGTAGTAGCGGATAAGTTTTCTTGGGTGATGCCGACACGGTCAAGGCCCAATTGTTCTTGAACTCGGTTTAGACCGCGTTGGGTTTCTTGGAGGCGCGCACGATCTTCGGCAGACAAGGATTGATCCATGAGCGCATTCTTGATGGCTTCGCCCAGAGTCGCAACTTGTTCACGGCCCATCACATTAGATAGGAGAGTGCCTGCTGCTACTGAAGCGATACCTGCGGGACCGGAAGCCAAAGACAAAAGCGCGTTAAGGAGGCCGGGAGTATTGCTGATAGCTTCGAAGTCACGAGAAATATTACCAGTGCTAGGAGCGCCAGCGCCAGGAGTACCAGGGGCCAACAGTTGAGAAATCCAATCACCATCCCCGCTCGTGCCGGTTGAAACTTCTGCTGAAGTTGTGGGACCTGTGCGCGAAGCGATGTTGCGGAAGAACAGTGGACTATAAGAACCGGCGCCGAAAGCATACGGATCAAATTCACTGGACAGTGGAATGTATTCGCGGGTAACAGTTTGGGTAGGGGCTAGGAAGGAAAGGCCATCAAGACCACCCATCGTATAGACGGTGTCACCATCAGGATTCGAAGGGGGCGCGTTGACAAATGATTCTGACATGGGGGGTTCCTCGTCGGTATTATACCACAGAAATTGTTAAAAATAAACCCTAACGAACGTCGACAAAATTGCTGGACTGGAGAGCCAGAAGCAGTTTGCCTACGACGTTGGTAAGGACGGTGACTGAGGGGTTGGTCATGTCGAGGGTGGTTGGGGCGCTGACTGTGCCTTGGATAAGGAATTGGGGACGAGTTCTGCGGCCTAGATCGAAGAGGTCACTCTGCTCCAGCACTTTGATGAGGCGGTTCCAAGTTGCTTTGGAGGAGTCGTCCCATTCATCTGGAGGGGCGGGCAGGTCTCGGGAGCTTATGCGGCGGGTCATCGTAAGCCATCCGGTTCAATAGCCATACGGAACTGACCCATACGCCACGGCAAATCAGAGGAAGTTGAGGACTGAATTTGAATGGCGAACTCACGACCTCTCAAGCGGGTGGAGACTTTCTGGGTAGTGCCTGTCACAGCGAATGGACCCTTGGTAATGACGGTGCCTCCGGGGTATTTGCGGGCTTTCAAAGAGATTTGCAGGGTGCCGTTGTAGGGCGTATTGTCGGAAAGGTTGCTAAAGTCGGGGGCAAATTTGTTAGCAAACATTATGGAATTGCCGTCCTGCTGGTCGAAGTAAGCCCCTTCAAGATTGGCTGCCAGGGTGGAGGTATCTGCTGTATAGCCATATTCTTGGTAGTAGAGGTGGGACGGATCGGCGTTCATGGCCAGGGGATAGGGGAATGAGCCACCATCTTGCCAGACGTTGCGAGCCATGTTGCCAATGGTCCAGTGCTTTTCGACGGTATTGTAGATGACGTATTTGTCGTTCTCGCCATTGGGGGAACTGGTGGATGGATAGAACCAGATGATCTCGTCGAAGGTGGAATTGACGCCCACGTAGATTTTTTCGACATTGTTTTGGTCGAGGTTGTCATAGACGTAGCGGAGGACGGTGCATTGCAGCGGGGTCACTCGACCATTGTACATATAGAACTGACCGTTGTTGGACATCCAATAGAGGGTGCCGCCGTATTCGACTGCTGCGTTACGAGAGATCACACCACAGTGTTCGCCTGCCAGTGTAAAGCCAAAGACGTCGTTGCCCCCGATGTAGGCTTGGATGTAAAGGTCGTGGTCGGTAAGGATGGCGGTCTTGTCGTTCACCCGGTTGACGTCTCGGATTTCGGAGCCACGACTTGGCAGCACATAGTCGCCTGCATTGTTGATGTTGGTCGGCGTCCAATCCGTAAAGTCTTCTTGAGAGCACCACCGAATTAAAAGGGGATCGTAGGAACCGCTGACATCGTGAGTGCCGTAGAGGAGAACATGCCGAGCTTCAGATGCGACGCGGACGATTTGGTTTACGGAAGGCGCAGCCGTCACGATGGTCATGCGGTCGGTGATGCCAGCACTGGTATTCCAGTACATGAGCGGACCCTTGGTAGGAACAGCCAGCATATCGGAACCCCACAAGTCAGCAGACCACAAGCGAAGCGGAAGCGGGAAAGCACCCTCAGATTCGTTCCAGCCGAAGTTGCCGCCCCATACACCAGTGCCCCAGCCGCCAGTCAATTGGGTTGAAGTGGTGCCTGCGTAATAGCAAAAATTAACTGTAATGGAACCGCCAGTTGCTGCTGAAGTTGCTGCCGCCGTAGTGCCTGTATTGATGGCGAAGCTGTCGGAATTTATAACGCTGACTGAAAACAGGCTGGTTGTAGAGGCCGTAGGATTGATGACGATGTTGCCGCCGATGGTAGTAGCAGCAGAAACTATTTCGACCAAGGTGCCGTCGGTAAGACCGTGCCCAGCAATCGAGACAATGACATTGGTAGAGCCAGCCGTAGTAGAGAGGATGTTGGAGGTGGCTACCGTTGAAACGACGGGCGTGATGTTGTAGAAGGTGGAGAGTTCGCTGGAGAAGAGGCCGATGTTGGTAGCAATGAAGGCAGCGTTCTGACCCAATCGATTGCGAAGGGTATCGAGGTAGCGGGGAACGCCAAAAATTTTGTCGGCCTGGGAAGAGTCGATGTTGTTCTGCCAACCACCCATAAGCTCGGGGCGACCAAAGCGGAAACGCACCTTGTCAGCGTCAGTCCAAAAGCCAGTGGCGTCGAGTTTCGTCTTCTCTTTGAAAACGCCTACGTTGAATTGTAAGTCGCGGAGTTGTTGGTCCTGAAGGGAGGCCGACATGATTACTCTATGATGCGGATATCTAGGGCGTTGATGACGCTAACCTGGGCATTAAGTGCAGAGACAGATACCCCGATGGTTGATACCTGAAGTTCTAGGGTAGAAACTTGGCTTCGCAGAGAACCGATAAGACCGACGCAGGTGGCTGTGGTGCAGACTACGATCTCGGTGCCAGCTTGGGGGAGGACGGTTCCGGTGCCAGCCGCATTCTTGACGGTGATGTTGAAGTTGCCCGAAGTCTGACGTAGGATGGCGTAGGTCTTGGACTGGGTGGGCACCACAATGTTGAGATCGTTGATGAGGGTGCCGTTCAAGACAAGGATAGCAGACCGGGCCTGATCGGTATTTGCATTGGCTTCGGTGAGCGACACATCCAAAGAAGAGAGCGTAAGCGTCGATAGCCCTGCGATAGCAGCCGCGATGAGTTCGAGGTTGTTGTTGGTCTTGGTGCCCCAGGTCGTAGCGTTTTCGCCGGTCGCCTGTAGCTCAAGTCTTAGAAGGGAGTCATAGGTAGAGGGCATTACTTGCGCTCCTGAAGGATGCGTGTGACTTTATCGTCGATTCTATTTAACACAACTGTGAGTTTGTTTTCAAGCTCGCTGACTACCTCACGGGTTGCAAAGTCCTTGTTGACCTGGGCCACATGCCGGAAATGGTCGTCGTGAAGTTTGTCGATCTTCTGGTCCATTGCTTTTAGTTCCCTGTGCAGATAGGCAGCCCACGCCAATGCAAGCGGCAACAATACATCGGAGAGGACTTTCCACATGGCTGCCAAATCCATGGCACTAGCTCGGCGAACTCATGGAGGGATTCCACTGCACCGGGGTCACCACGATATTGAGATTGTCTTCGGTTAGCAAGAACCCGGTATCCTCTTTAGCTAGATAGGCATCTGTGGTAGCCTGCGGTCGACCGTCTGGAACTTTCTTGGATTCGAAGCGCGGATAAGGTCCCCTGTTCTGAGGGTGACGTTTGCTATCGTAGGCGCCGTCGAAGCAGGCAGTGCAGACAACTAGATTGGTGGACTCTTTGTGAAGCTTGCGCCGGTAGTATTTTTGACCGCACCTATCGCAAAGAGACCATACGTTCATAGCCATTGTCAGGACCCATAGTTAGTTTGGTCAGGACGGGCATCAGGAACTAGCTTCAGTTCACGACGCGGTTTGGCAGAGTAGTTCTGGGGGTGGTTCTTCTTATCGAAGCTTCCGTCGAAGCAGGACTCGCAGACCACGAAGTTGGTAGTTTCCTTGCGGAGATCACGCCGTTTGTAGTCGAAGCCACATCGGTCACAGACCGACCACATATTCCATACTGACATTAGGCCTGCCCCCCGATAGTATTCTCAGGAGTCCCATTATATCTGTCAGATGAATCCGAACGACGAGACCTCGTAGACTCATTGTTGAGGAACGTAAGTTCTTCATCCGTCAAGGTTTTCCAAACGGTGACTGCGGCTGCGTTCTTAGTCCAAGCATTGGCGTACATCATGCAAGCATTGAAGAAGGCAGTGTCTGCATACTCTGAGAAGTAGTTGGTGGGAGCAGCAGAGCTAAGAATGGTGACGCGGGGAATGTACTCGATTTGGGCAGTTGTATTGGACGGCGGGGTTGGCGCTAAAAAGATGCTTGCATTATCTTTGGGAGCATAGTATTTTGTAGGAGCACATGAAGTGTAGTCTGGCCAATATGCGGTCAGAAATTCGTTGTTCTGTTCTAGGAGGGTCGTCCAGCCGTTAGTGGCGCAAACTTGGATTGACTTTAGGACGAGCAGATTGGAAGGCAGTGCCAGGGTCCGAGAGGAGGCGCTGACCGATATGTTTGTGTAGGTGAGAGTGCGAACCGGGTCTAACCGCCGTTGAAGGTAGTTTTGGGCACGCTCGATGATGGCAGGCAACGCGGAGACAAACTCTTCAGAGTCTTCTTCCATGTTGGCTTGGATGTCGGCGACCAGGGTGCTATAAGTGTATCCCATTAGCGTCTTCCAATCCTAAGAAGGAACGGACCTCGTTCACGATCTTCACGCATTGCATCACGGACCATACGCTCATATTCTGCTTTTAGGATGTTTAGACGATTGTCAGGAACCCGTGGGCCACGGCGCATGCCAATCCAATAGGCGAGACCGTAAACGATAGCGGGAAGGAAACGCCGGGGCACATCGATGTTGTCGAAAGCACGCAGAGTATCTTCGGTATTCTTTTGGATGGTAAGAACAATGTCGTAGGTCTGGTCAGGCAGTGGCCACAAATTCATTACGTTGGATTCACGACGGCGATCCCACCAGAAACGAGTAGGGCGACCTGTCTGGGACTTGGTAGGGATTTCTGCCCAGCGTTCGAAGCCGTCACGGTCCATAAGGATTTCTGTGGTAGAGGTGCGTACAGTAGCCGTCAGGACGTCAGAGATAGAGGGGCCGAATGACAGGGAACTGACGGAAGCGGAGACGGGAACTGTAGTGGTTTCAATTTTGTGGAGAAGGACGTTGCGGTTTTGGAGATCGGTTAGGAGATAGTCGAGGCCGCGCCTTGCGCTAATGAGTTCATCAGCAAGAAGGGGGCCACCACCAACCATGGCAGCAGCGTCTTGAAGAATGTCATCGAAGGTGGGATCGAAGGAGGCTACGCCGCTGGTTGCCATTTGGCCTGCCCCCTTACACGACTCCGTAGATAGTTACGAGAGGCCCGCCACCTGCATAGGAGGAACGCACATACGGCACATCAAAGATGACTTGTACAAGTGTGGTGGTAACGGCTGCTGAGATTTCGGCAAAGGCAATCCACGGACCTGTTTCGAAGGGTGCCGCTTCCAAGAAGATGGAAGGACCTGTGGCTGCGCTTTTTTGGACCCAGAAGCAACGGGCAGGCGAACCATCAAAGCGATAGTCGAGGTCGATGGGGTCGCTTGTGGTTGTGGCCGAGGTACTCACTTGGAAGGGAACAACTCGGATAGTCTTAATACCGGGCATGTGAAGCTCCTAAAGCAAGTGTGGCAGACCCAACCATTTGGAAGAGCCTGCCTGCACTTGTTAGCCAATCACGACATGAACAATGACGGAACCAGCCGACACTGTCGAAGTAGCAATAGACACGATGGCCTGAACCGTAGTATCCGCCGCCAGCACAATGCTGTTAGTGGAGACTTGGGCAGCCGAGCCAGCGTAAGCACGACGACCAGCGGTATTCACGGACGTAGCTGCAAACAGAGTAGCAGGGTTAGCCGCAGTACCAACTGTGATCTTGGTATCGTCGTTGTCGTAGCCGGTCGTGATGTCGAGGACGCATTCGTAGAAGTTGGAACCAGCCGGGGCCACAAACAATGGGATAGTAGTAGCACCCACTGCCGTGCCAGACTTGCTGGTATTCACGACTACAGAGTAGCGTCCTGGAACACGAGCCTGCTTCAGATCGACAGCACTACCGGAGGCCGGTTCGTGGTTGGCGATGTTGACAGGAAAGCTAAAAGTTGTCATCTGATTCTCCTGAAGGATGAAGGAAAGGGGACCGAAGTCCCCAGCCCATTAGGTTGAACCAGAGGAACCGTACCACTGACGCCAATCAGACCAGCCAAAGCTGTAACGCTCGCGGGCCTTGTAGCGCATGTTGCCGGTCAGGAAGTCCACATCGTCCTTGGTAGCCAGCGGAGCACGGATGAACATCTTGGTACCGTTCGGCACATCAGTGCGAATGAACCAGCCGTTGGTGTCCGTGAAGCGATGGTTGACGGTGTAGCCCTTCGAGAACAGGCCCATGTCCTTCATAGCGTTCGTGTCATTGTCAGCCGTACCGACCCGCAGATCGGAGAACAGGATACGGTGAGCAACGAACTGAAGCTGCGGAGGAATGTGCAGGCTCACAGCGCGGGCGCCAATCAGCAGGCCACGGTCATCCTTAGTCAACGAGATGTTGATAAGGGCCGCTTCAAGGGCAGTTTCGGACAAGTCCGAGCTAACCTTGTTGGACTGCGTACCAGCAGCAAGCGTCGGGTGGTCGGTAGCGAAGAGAGGCTTGCCGTCACCGCCAGCATAAAGCGAGGAGGTGGAGAAGCCGTTGTTGAAGACGTTAGCGGCCTTCACCTGCTTGGCATTCGCCATAGCACGACCCATCGCATTCGCCTTCATCTTGCCCGTCGTGCCATAGAGGTTATCCTCGATAGCTTCTTCGGTGATGGCAAAAGCCATGGCAACGGTTTCATGGGTATAGCGGCTCGTCCAAGCTTCAGACGCAGTGTCGAAGAACACCTGATCGCCTTCCGACTTGACCGGGGCCGTACCAAAACCCGTCATCAACACTTCTTCTTCGAACGAACGGTCGGAACGCTCAACGTCAAACAGCGGAGTGTGTTCGTTGTCGATGCTCTTATAAGCCGTACCGAAGATAGCGTTGAGGCCGGGAACAAGCTGCTTCGCAAACTGTGCGCGAGTTAAAATAGTCATTTGCTATGTCCCCCTATTAAGCCGCAGAGACCTGCTGGAGGATCGGACCATTCAGCTTGACGATAAGGACCGGGTACGGATCGCCCCAGTTATTGTCGACAATGTTGGCCAGACCCACAAGCTTCACAGCAGTGCCAACCGCAGAGGTACGGGTAGAAGCGTCCAGCGCATACTGAGACGTACCGTACACAGAGTTGACATCGCCGCCCGCCGCAGTCACATCAAAGTTCAAACCGAGGTCGCCCGCCGTAACGGAAGCATCAGCCTGAATCATGAAGAGCGCAAACGGATTGTCCACAACGTAGGCCGTAGGACGGTCGGAACCATCATAGAGACCAGCCGAAGACGTATCTGCGGGGATTGAGTTTTTGAGCTGGGGCTGCTTCGTGGTCGGATCGATCCAAGCGAAACCGGCAGCAACACCCAGAAGAGGGCCACCACCAGCACCAGCAGAAGTAATAACGCCACCCGACAGCTTTACCGGAGACCCCTTACCGAGGTCAGGGCAGTTAGCGCCGTTGGGGAGCGGATAAGCGCGGACTTCGTTGCCATGCGTGCCGAGGGCAGCAATAGCGCGGAGACCGAACGGGGCAAAAGACTGTGCCACCTTTATCCTCCTTTATGTGTTATCCAAACGAGGGACGTCGCCCTCTGGAAAAGCGTTTTGAACCTTCGTTGGCGAAGCGTTGGGTACGGCCTGAACCATCTTCGTAGCTGATTGTCTTCAGATCGAAAGCCTGTTCCGCTTGAATGGCCCTATCTTCGGCCCACTTTTGGATGGCTTCCGCTTTCCGTCGAGGCAGCTTGGCGAAGACTAGATCGCCGTTAATTGCCGCGCCTGCCAAAGCAGAAATCTTACTTTCGAGTCCGGGGAAAACATAACCATCAGGAACTTCCTCGATGGGGACGAATGACCACCCTTCCCTCATGCGCTGGGAGATGCTGTTAAAGTCATCTTGGTCTCCGACCCGAAAGCGAATCCATCTATAGACGAATGCGTCTGCGTCGGGCATGGGAGGGATTTCTAGCGCATTAGGAGGATTATACTCTGTTTCCAGAGAATTTTCAAGTGCTTCGTCGACAGCATTATTTGGCGTTGCGAACATTTTGTTTTTCATTAAAAAATCTCCGTGTATTGGCTGGGCGTGTTTTGAGCGCGTTCTACCTTGGCTTTCTCGCGGGCATAGTCTTCAATGCTGATACCTAGCTTGCGAGCTTCTTCACGATCTGCCTGGGTAATAGTGACACGCAGTTTACCGCTGACTGAGGCGGGGGCCGAACGGTTTTGGATGGTAGGGTTGTTGGCTGGTTGCCGAGCCGGGGTTGCAGACTTGCCGCCCAGCTTATGGGGAAACTCCTTGCGAAGCCGCTTGTCCAGTTCTTCAAAGTAGTCGGGGTCGGTAGGTGAATAACCATCTGCAACCATTTGCTGGTCGACGGCCTTGGCACCCGAAGTCATGACAGCGTCTTTGCCAAACCAATCTTTGTTGCGTTCGTACCATTCGACAGCGGCTGGGGTGGGTTGACGACGGGGCTGGGGAGCTTGGGCTTGAGGCTGCGGCTGGGGAGCAGGTTGCTGCTGTTGGGGTTGAGCCCGTGGAGCTATTGCCCGCTTGTCCCGTTCTACTTGCGCTCGTTCAGCCGTAATGATGGCCATCTTCTGCTGGACTTCGAAGATTTTCTCACGGTCGCCCGAGTCGAAAGCCAGATCGAAATCGCGCCGAAGCGCCTGCATAGCCGTGTCTAAGTTCTTGATATATAAGTCAAAGCCGATGGCCGCACCTTCGTTGGCATCTGATTCGTAGCGCCGGGCACGGTTCTCAGCGTCTTGAAGGCGGGCTTGTGTTTCAGCTAATTTTCTGGCATAAGCATCTCGCTGGTTTTTAAGACGCTGGCTTCGAGTTAGCTTTTTACGCTCTGAGGAAACTTCAGATGAGGAGTCGTCTTCTTCGGGATCATCTTCTTCAGAAGAAGTTGCAGAGGCGGGTTCGGAAGCCCTTGGCCCTGGAGCAGGTTCTGGAGCTGGCTGCTCTTCAATCTCTTCGACGATCTCAATGTCGGAGTCTTGTTCGGAAGCTGCGGCTTTACCGGGATTATCGAGGTCTAGTTCTTGGTAACCGGATTCGGACATAGGTTATTCCTTGAAATTGGAATCGAGGTATTCGGGTGTGTCAACCACGAGTTCGATGCTTGAGGCTTTGATGAGGAGAAGCTTTACGCCCTTCCAAAAGATTTTCTGGCCTGCGAGTTTTGCATATACAATGTGGTCGCCGGGCTTGACCCAAGGACCTTTCCGGTATATGTCTTCGTCCACGAATGCGAGTTCGCCCAAAGCAAGGACACGACCCACTGTGTTAAGGTATTCTCGGTCTTCGCGGAATGTATCTGGGAGTAGGATGCCGCCCGCTGTTTTGCGCCGAATAGGCACAGGCCGGACAAGAATCCCTACGCCAGGAATCCTAGGCAGTGGAGTTGGATCAGGAACATCGTCCTGTGAAATCCACTGGTCATTGGAAATGGCCCCATCAAGAGGCGCACGGGTGGTAAGCATTAGTCCCTTTCTTCAATTGGTGTAGATTGGAAGAGGTCTCTTAGGATGTCGACGGCGAGACCCAAGCCGCTTATAACGCCGCATCTACGAGCGTATTCATCAAAGGAGGTCGCTGACCCCCTTGCCAAAGCATCTTTTTCACGATCTATACGTTCTTGTACTTTTGATACGTAGTCCGATAGTAGTTTCATGTGGGAGGCTGGTTAGCTCTTTCTGCTAGACGTTTAGCTTGAATATCCGCTAACTTTGCCGAATTGTCAAGTATTTTTCCAGTGGCTGCGATCTGGGCCTGCTTCTGTTGGTTTTCAGCCTTGAGCAGCATATCGGTTTCTTTGAGGTCGAGTTCGCGGTTCTTGATGGCTAGGCTTGCAGCTTCACGAGCATCCTGAGATTGGATACGCTTCTCGGCCAGTTGGAGTTCGGCTGCATTGAGCTGGACCATCTGCTGTTCGATGGAAGGACCGCCACCACCTTGACCAGACTCGGCAGAGATTTGGACCAACTGGGTTGCGATCTGGGCCTGGACATTGTCGTCGTTGAGGGGCATCCCCATCTGCTGGGCGAGTTGCATGGCCTGGGCAATGAACATCAAGACCTTGTGTTCGGAGATGTTGGCTACGAGAGCCTGCTGACCGACCGCGACTGTGGGATCGTTGGTGCCCTGCATTTGAGGGGCCTTGAGGAAGGCTTCCTTGACGGCGATGTGGGCTGCGTGGTTCTGACCGAGTTGTGCCTTGATGGGTTTGCCGCTCATAGCTGCTTGGACTTCGGAGAGCGGATCGGCACTGATGGCCTTGGCTTCTGGATCAATGAGGAGTTTGTCGATTGAGTCGGTGCCCAAGGCTAGATAGAACCGCCGCAGAGCTTCTCGCATGTCATGGAATTGAGGGAACTGCTGAGCGGTTTGAAGTTCGATCTGGGCCTTGGCTACCCGTTGGGATTCGGTGAGGGCATTGGGGTCAGAGGCTGGAACGACGTCTACGACCTGGGGATTGAAGTCAGTGCGTTGAACGAATTGGTTCTCAGCGCCTACCACGAAGTTGATGACGTCGGGCAGATTCTCGAAATTGAGTTCGCCCAGCAGCTTGAGGAACTCACCTTGAGATTGGTGGAGCCGCTTGTGGATCGAGGAGTAGAAACGCTGGGAAGCTTCAAGTAATGCTAGGGTAGTTGCGACTGGACCGTAGTTGGTGCTCTGTGATACGACCTCGTCTGTGGAGTCTGCAAACTTCTGACCCGACTCAACTGCGTAGCGCATAAGCGTAAACAGGGTTTGAGAAGGTTCTTTGGAGGGCAGGAACAGGAAGGCTTTCTGGAGTTCTTCGGGTGACAGATTGACATCACGGAACTCACCGAAACCGAGAGGAGTGTCAGAGTCGGAGAACTTGGCATCTTGGGATTTGAAGCCTGCTTGCCAGTTGGAGTATTGACCAGAATCGATGAGGGCACGGAGGGCAGCAGAAGCAGAAGCAGCCAGATCGCCGATGAGGTGGACGTAACCTAGGCCGTAGATGCCAAAGGCTGGAATGAATTGGTCGATAGTGTACCAGAGGCGCTTTTGCATGACCGGATCATCTTCACGCCAGTTACGACGGATGGAATAGACGTTGCCAGTCTTGGTATTGAAGTGGACGATGTAGGGTGCAGTGCCGCCTTCTGGGAGCAAAGGATCAGCGCCGTTGAGGTCCAGGTAGCAGTGGGATTCACCGACCGAGTAGCCTTTGCGCTCCAACGAGAGATCGAAACCTTGAGCAGTGGCGATGGCTTCAGTGATTTCGTTGGTGTCGAGAGTTTCTTCAGCGTCGTTTTCAGAGGCTTCACGGAAGGTACCGGACGCGATCAGGTTGTCCATCTTGCGCGGGGACAGTTCCATGACCTCGATGTATTCTTCGGCATCTTTGAGGTGGGGTACCGAAGGATCGACATAAAAGTTCTCGGCATAGACGATGGCCGGGTCAGGACTGTTAGTGATGGAGTTCCAGCCAGCCTTGCGGATGCCGGTGCCCATGAAGCCCACGCGGAAGAGGTTACGCTCAAGGTCGTTGTAGAAGCCGGGCACCTGCTCAGTGAGCTGGTAGTTCATGTAAGTGCGGACCCGCTGGGCAACCTGTTCACGAGCGGCATCGACATAGCCTTTGACCTTGGTGCGAACGGGACCCTTGGCAGGCCACAACTCTTGGATGGCTTTGGCTTGGAACTTGACGACGTTCTCGATCAGGAGGGGGTGGACCGCTGTGCAGGCACCTTCAACGTCTGTGTTCCCTTCGCCTTCTGTATTGAGGCCCAGCCACTTGACGCCTTGCTTGATCTTCTCTTCCCAATCTTGGCGGGCGTTCTTGAAGGATTGCAGGGCGTCTTGACGGGCAGAGCCGATGTCAGTAAGGATGGCGTCTTCAATGGTAAGGGCAAGGTTGGCACCAAAGGACATATCCACTTCGATGGTTTCTTCGGGCACATCGATTTCGAGGCTTTCCTCAGAAAATTCAAATTCCATATCAGGGGCAGCTTCGAGATTATCGGACATGGGTCACTTGGCTCCAATAGCTTTTGAAAGATCGACGACGAGAGTAGGCTTCAGGTTGATTGACCTTCTCTTGGGTAAGTTCGTAACGACGCCGCAAATAGAGCAGGGCCATGACCATGGCATCGACGGCATCATCGTGGGCACCCTTGGGAAATTCTAGGGCCTCCTGTAGAAGCTCTGCGGCAAACTTCTTTCCGAGGGGTAGCCAAACTCGTTGACGTTCCACAATGCCGCTAACCGCATGAGCACGTGCCACTTTATCACGATCCGGCTGAAAAGGCAATATTGGCAACTTGTTAAGCTTTAGGTCTTGAATCAAGGATTGACCAGATGCTTTATTTTCGATAATCATTCGGTCGGGCTTGAACATGTTGTATTGCTCTTTGGCAGCGGCTCGGAGCTGGGGGAAGGACCATCGACCTCGGACTTGGTTTAGGAGGATGGCGTTAGGCTCTTGATATTCAAAGCCTTTTTCATCGGTGAAGGTGAGGTGGAAAATACCCCAGGTCTGGATGACTGAGAAGTCCGCTTTGGATTTGGTGGAGAAGGCGGTGTCCAGGGTCTGGATGATCTCGTCACATTCGGGCGGGTCGTCTTCATCCCAGTCTTGGAAGTCGTCTTTGTTGAAGATGTTGCCGTCTTCGCCGGTTGGGGTCTGCATATAAAGGGCACCCCAGTCAGACCTACTGAGACCTTCGCGGGTAGCAATGAGGTCATCCATGGTAATATATTCAGGCCAGTACGATCCGCCGTCAGGAAGCATTAGGTAGTCGGCTGCTGGCTTGTCGAGGATAGCTGGGATGGAGATGACTTCCCACTGATCGACGCGATTGTTGCGGGCAGCTTTGTCGAGGAGGTAGCCTGATAGGTCGTTGACATGCCAGCGCGTGTTGACTAGGACGATGCGGGAGTCGGGCAGTTTACGGGAGCGGAAGCCGGGGCCATACCAGTTGTTGACGCGCTCGCGCTCGGTGTCTGATTTGGCGGTCTGTTCGGACAGGGGGTCATCGAGAATGCCCAGGTTGAAACGATAACCGGCGATGGATTTACCCGCACCAGCAGGCATAAACGAGCCCCCAGTCACCAGCTTCCAGCCCGTTACGCCAGACATATCATCGCGGATTTGGACGCCCGGAAAGATTTCTTGGTACTCGGTGGAACGGACTAGATCGCGGATTCGGCCTGAACATTCGACGGCTTTGTCGGTAGTGTGCGAAATCCACATGAAGCGCCAAGTAGGATGACGACCCATGCACCAAGCCGTGAAGAGCATCAGGAGGACGGACTTCATAGAACCGGGTGGCAGCATGAGCATCAGTCGGTCGACTAGGCCCCGGTCAACTTCTTGGAGAGTGGCTGCTATAGCTTCGATGTGGCGCCCGTCCCGGTAGTCATTGCCGTCGAGCATTAAGGGGGCCAGCAGTTTGACGAAAACGTAGAAGTCCTCTTGCGCCTCCAGTATTGCTTTTTGATGGAGGGCAGCAGCCAGTTCGGCTTTTAGTTGGAGGACTTTTTCTTCTTTAGTGGATGCGGAGTTTTCGCTCAATGTCAGGCTCTGCTTCTTTCAGGATGGCAGTTAGTTCGCTGATGCGGGTATCCAGTTCTTCTTTGGAGTGGATAGTGCGGTGCGTGATTTCTTTCTTCTCGACGAACATGCCCAAATACTTGGCAAGGTTTTCCATGGCGCGGTTAGCATTGGTGAAGTCGCCCGATGCCATGGCTTGGGTAGCGATGTCGTTGAACCACTTGACGACGTCTTCGACGTTGATTTTCATACGGGCTTTCTCCTCGATCTCGAAGGCTGTGATTAGGTCGTTGAAGTAGGGGATTGACAGGTTTTCGTTTGCCATGCTTATGAGGACGCCGTGATTGGCTGAATCGTAACCTGCAAGGCGCATGGCAGCACTTTTATTGGTTCTACCGTTCAGGGCGTATTGGCGGGCAAACTCAACTTGCTTGGGACGTAACCGCTTGATCTTAGAGATTTTATCCCAGTTGGCCTGCCACGTTTCCCGCAAGTGCTCTTTGAGTTTGCGAATGGCGTCGACGTTCTCTTTGCGGATACCACGGGCAGGCTTATGGATATTCATCTCGCGCAGTTGGATACGGTACTTCCTGACACGATCTTTCTGCGCGGGAGCATTGGGACGCTTAGCCTGTTGCCTCTTAGCGTTGTCGATGAGGTACTGGGGCGGCTTCTTCTTAGTTATCTTGGGGGTATATTCATCGTCACTCACGCGGCTATATCCTCCTCTTCCTCTTCTGCCACACGAATGATGGAGATACGCGAGCGACCCTTCTGACCAATGGCAGTGACACGACCAGCATTGTAGAAGCGCAAGCCACGCCGTTCGAGAGCAGGACGAATACGCTTCAACTCGGCAGCGACACTGTGAGACGTTTGGGGTAGACGTTCGCGAGGACCAATATTCATTTCCAGTTGACCAATCAAGTCCGAGTAGGTACCTGAGAACTCCTTTTGCTTTTCCATCATACGCAGGATTGCCGAGGCCATGCCGTGAAACTCTAGCATCTGGTTTTCAGCGGCTGCCCGATTGTGCTTGTACACAGTCATGAGGCGACCTTCTTCCCAGCCAAATGCTTTCTCAGCGGCTACAGCCCATACGGCAAAGGCAGACATACGGGGCTTTTCAGCAAGAATTACTTTACCATAGTTTTGCGTAGCATTCAATGCTGCATTCATAAGGGAACCTAACATGCGGGGATGAACCTTGTGGAAGGCTTCCCAGAACTCGGTGTCATCGCGGCGAAGACGGGGATCAATGCGAGGCAGGTGCACATGGATGGAGCGGTCGACCAAGTCACCACGTTCAACGACATCGGGGATACCATTCATGGCGACAGGGCGGCAAACGCGGACTGCGGACTCTTCGGCATTGGTGTAGAGAGCACGACCACCCTGGGCACCAGTACCTGTGCTGATGACGCAAAGCGCATCTGACATCTTGTTTGAAATGAAGGAGACGTTGTCGTAGGCCAGGACGAAGGAGTTGCGAACCATGGCTTGCAGGTCACGCTGGTCTTCGGGTGGGGTACGCATGTCGAGGGCATGAGGGTCCATGATGCGGCGCAGGAGACGGAGGACAGTGGATTTACCGGAGCCTTGTTCGCCTGAGATGGTGAGAACTGGGTAAGGACCTTCGGGGCGCAAGCAGCCTAGTACCCAAGCGGTCAGCAGCATTAGAGTGTCATCGTCAGCGGCAACGAACTGCTTTAGGAGGGCGGGGAACTCGGATGGGGGAGTAGTTAGGTCCGGTTCGACGAGGGGCAACATGCCAGCACCACGCAACATACGGATGTGGGTAGGACCGCCTGGAACCCTTTCGATGCCGCTGGAGGAGATACGCCAAGCGTCGTTTGCGTCATTGCCGATGTCGATGTAGAGTTCACCGATCTTGCCGCCGACACGGATGAAGTCCTTGAGCTTAGAGCCTTCGGCACGGACCCAGTGGGCAAAGTAGGTTTGGGCGGAATTGATGAGGTCGCCGTTGGGCACTATGTTGAAGGAGTCTACGCAGAAGGAAGCGAACCAGCCCCTGAAGTCACAGCCACCGCCTGATGAGATGGTGAGGGTACGCCGCTGGTTCTTTTCAGTGTAATCGAGGAAGAGGCGACCGTCTTCTGTGGTCCAAGGGGTTAGGCGCCGCTTCGCTTCGTTAATGATTTCGACGCGGTTGACTTTACTATCACTCATGGGGTTGCTCCTAGGTTAGGAGCGTAATTTAGCCCAAGGTGAGAGTTGTGTCAAGATTCTCACCTAATCTCACTGGGGACTGGTCGGCCAAGTAATTTCCCAGGGGAAGCCCGGCTGAGAGGTGATGTCCCGAAGGGATTGGCGGTAGGTAGCCCACACGGTCTTGTCGACAGGGGCATCGGCTACTTGGGTCCAGTCGCAGGCAGCAAGGCGGGCGTTGCGGTCAGCACGGACATAAGAGGCTTGACGTGCATCGAGATCAGCGCAGGCTTCCGGGGACAGGTCGACCGCGACATAATCAGTATACCACTTGTCGCCAATCTGGACAACGCCCTGCCGCGCTGCTACTTGATAGCGAGTTGTGATGGGTTGGGGACCTTCGAAGACGACGTCGTAGCCCCATGCCGCATAGTCAACAATGGGAGGAAAGGAGGTGTTGGAATTGAGCGCACGGAACTCTTGGTCCGTAATGATAGCGCCTGTCTGCTGATTTCGAAGTTCCATGGTTTCCCTCACGAAATTGCCAAGTAGATATATGATGCTGCATTGATGTTTACGGTTGCTGAAGCGGCTGCCGTAATCTCAAAGCCTGTCGTGGTCGTGTCTACGAAGTCGGTGTTCGTTACTTCGGTAGCCGACGTATTGATAAGCTTGTAGGGATCATTGCCTGCAACGATGCCTCGGGCCGAATCCCAAGCATACCAATCTCCGGTGCTATCAGTACGCTTAATTAAAACGAAACGCGCAGCACTTGAGAATCCGCAATTAACAGCTTGAAGAGCAGCCGTGCCTGTATAAGAACCTACCTTTGAGACGTTGGGCAGAGTACTAAACAAGCGGGCTGCGTATGTCATGCCCGTTGCATTTACAGGACTGGCCGAGCCTACAGTAAAGACTGTCGTAATGGGGGCTATGTTATTCCAGTAGGAATTGGAACTGACTTTTGCCGCATTGGAATTTAAAACTACGTATTGGTTACTGCCGATTTCATCACAGTAGACAGCCCAGTCAGTTGCTGTCGTTAGAGCTTTAACAATTATGAGTTCAGGGGTAGCATCTAGGTTATGGGGTATTGCCGCAGAAGTACCTGTCCCTGTGTAGTTTACTACATCGTAGAAACCGGGTGCTTTTCTGAAGCTCCAGCTACCATATGTGGCGCTAGTTGCATTGAGAAAAAAGGCACCGTTTACAAGCTGAGTTCCATTGTTGTTATCAAAAAGTATGTAACTGTCTCCCCAGGAAGCAGACGACCATGCTGCATTGCGGGTAGTATAGAAAGCCCCGTTGTTTCCCAATAGACGGTCAAAAATGGGCCACGCATACCCATTGAGGGCCGTTGCTGCGCCACGTTCGAAAGTTATGAAAGTATCAGGAGGATAACCGCAGGACACAGTGACATTGGCAGTACCGCCTGTATAGGTTATGGGCGTGTAGACGGAAGTCCCGCTAGTGGGTTTCCTCATAGGACCACGACGAATGGCAATGTACACAAAGGTACTACCTAAGTTGTTGGTTTCCGCATTGTTTTGAGTGCCAACTTCAAATCCCTTTGAATTGATACCCAACCAGTTGATGTCAGTTTCGGCGCTGTTGGCATTTGCATATAGGCGCTCGTAATCTCCGCCTACTGCGGAACCTCGTAGATTGTCTGCTATGACCCAACCAGAAGTCGTTGAGGCATTTTTGACCATTACCCATTGAGGTTCATAGCCGATATCAATAACTTGTGTAGCGTTGCCCGTGCCGGTATATGTACCGCAAGTAATTACGTTCTCGTCTCCTGCTGAACCAAAGCCACCTGCGTTATGCGCGAACAGATAAGCTACATATTTGCCATTGTTAGCATTGACAGCGGCATTGGTACCAAGACTAAACACTTTGCTAGTTGGCGTCGTACTGTTCCAGCGATCAGTACCAGTTGCCTTGCCTGCATCACTGTTTAACACCATGTATTCAGTATTGGCAATGCCGCGATGGTATACTTGCCAATCGCCAGTAGTATCAGTCCGCTTTATCATAATACAGCCCGGAATTGCATCAAGACTGTGTGCGATAGTCCTGTTAGCACCGTTGCCTGTGTAGGTCACAATATCAAAGAATTTTGGTTGCTTGCGGAATGTCCAAGAAACATACTTGTTTGAAAGGCTATTAACGGTAGAAAGCGAACCTAATGTAAAGCCATCAGGCAGAAAATCCCATAGCCCTGTTGAAGCTGTCGCTTGCCCCGTCGCTAAGTTAGTACCTAGACTTAAACCTGTGCCCCGAGCAGTGTCAAAGAGAGCATGATCCGTACTGCTTGCATTTCGGGACTTTAGCCAAACAAGCCCGCCTCCAGAAGTAACAACGCTTGAAGTATTTGTCGAGGGGAATGATCTACCGGCGCCCCAAATAATGCGCACTGCGCCGCTTTGAGAAACTCCTTCATTTGTTCCTTGTGCCGAATTTCCGACAACCACTGTATAATTTTGTCCGGGTGTTACTGCGATATTATTCTTCCAACCCAATCCAGCGCCACCTTTTGAGGTAGTGAGACCCGCTCCTCCGCCGCCGTAAAGACCTCCTTCAGAAGTCACCCCTGCTTGCCCTGACGATCCGCCTTGACCCGGATTACCAGCCGAAGTAACACCGTTGGCACCGCCACCACCGCCAGCACCGCCGCCTGACCCGGTAGCTCCTGAAAGAGTACCGCCTGTACCTGCGGTGCCTTGTCCAAAGAGACTTGTGCCGCCGCCACCACCACCCCGCCTGTGAGTAGTCCCAGTACCGCTTACGCCATTACCACCGGCACCACCATTACCAGCATAACCACCAGCACCACCGCCACCACCGCCAGCCCAGTAAGTGGGAGAATTTTCAGCAGCCGTTCCGGCATTGCCCCCGTTGCCGCCTCCGTCTCCAGTATAAGTACCTCCTGTACTTCCAGATGGCGCCCCGCCGCGTACAGTAGACGTGTTTACGAAATAAGAATCGCCGCCGCCACCACCAATAGCTACGACACAAACAGACGTAACACCTTCAGGCGCCGTCCACGAATAAGTCCCGGGCGTAGTATATACAGCTTCATTAGTTACAGTTTCTAAATTTATTCCATTTGTAATTGTTTGCAAAGCGCCTGTGCCGGTATATAAGTACCCTGAGAATACATCCTCAATATAAGCACCCTCGCTAGAAGACCCCAGAAGCTTTTCAACAAGAAGCATTATTTAGAATCCTTCATAGATTGAATACCACGCCAAATAGTGCCGCCGTCGTCAGTAATAAACGTAAAGACGTCAGTGCCGCTTACGGTGATGGTAGGTGCGGACCCACTCGGCCAATCAACAGAAGAAGGCCATGTATTGGTAAAGCCGCCACCATTGGTAATTTCCAAGATGAAGCCTGCCGCAACGGTGCTTACGGGTGGATTGGCGAAGACCCAGGTGGTGCTACCGCTGACTTGAGCCGAGAAGAAGTTGGCTGTAGCAAGATCGAGGGTCGTGGTTGCTGACACGTTGGCGAGGGAGGTCTTGGCCAGGGTGTAGCCTGAGATTTCGGTCAGCGCATAGGTGCGAAGCTGGGACGCCTTGGCTTGACGAGAAAGGTAGGACGATACAGTGATAGTCGCTGTAGTTGTGACCAAAGCCGAGACGTAGGTCGTGAGAGTTGTGAAGACCGTGACTTCGGAGATTTCGAAGAGGTTCGTGGCGGCGACCGCTGTAGCAGACGTAAGGCCACTGATTTTATAGGTTGCCATGTGAGTTTCCTATCTGCTGTTAAGCATTGAATACGTAGTAGCTGATACCGCCTGCGCCGCCGCCACCACCTGAAGTAGCATCAGTAGCAGGAGAGCCTGCCCCGCCGCCACCTGCGCCAATGAGCCAAGCCTTGATGGACCTAGTACCCGCTGGTATGTTGTAGGTTGTGCCGCTAGTAAGGACGGTGGTCGTGGTATCA